CTTGATGAAGAAAAGTTAGAAGGTGAGGCCCCTATGATCAAAGGGAGAAGGTTAAATTTATTCAATGCCATAATGTGTATCCTGGCGTTGAACAAATACAAGACTTTAGTCGCTAATTCCTATCATGAATTTGAGATGGTGGAATCAGAATTTAACATTATTCGATGCTGTATGCAGAAAATGACTGATGGACAAGGGGTGAATTTGTCAATGAGAATTGCAAAATTCGAGAAATATTGGATCCATATTTCTACTGACAAATCATCTAGCGTCCGCTTAGGATTCATCAAACAGACACATTGTTGGAAACCTGAATTCAAGCCATCTATTGAATTCATTCAAGGTACACCCAGTTCGATGAGCAGACCTGATCACCATCATGGCTGGTTATCTGCTGACATTAAGGATTGGTGGGGCCCTATGCTGATTAAACCAAGCACCGTTATAAATGAACAAATTTATTTTAAATTCACGTTGTTGAATTGGCGTCATGATCACGACCGACCAAGAGCCAAGAGACAAAACGATTGTAGAATTTGCGGATGCGTGGGGAGCTTCATTAATGGACAGTGTGAATTCACTACACTAACAGGTCTCAATTGTGAACCTGTTTCAATGAAACAGAAGGAATTTGTCAAAAACAATACCATTGGTAAATTGATGGTTTGGTCTTTACTCAAAGACGCAGAGATTGAAGAACAAATAATCTCATGGCTGAAAATTCCAGGAAGTTTCGTGACCTTCTCACCGATTAACCTCACTCCTGATCATCTTGAATTTGTGGTTGTTACTACCGAAAATAGGCTCGGAACCACATTGATAAGTAGGAACAGAAAGGTGAAATTCAACACTTATATGAACTATAGTCAAAGGGCTGGATTGCCTTATCAAAAACTTGACGATTCTTATAGAAGTGCTGAAAGATCCATGTACCGTAATTCAAGGGGACAAGGTTTATATCATACTCATTTTATTGACGGCTCTTCTTTAAAAGCAAGTGAAGACGTCATTAGCTATTTAAATGAATTAAATGATATTGTTGAAGGAAAAGATGTGTGTTTCACTGCTAATCCTGATGGAAGACCTCCACTAAATTGGTTGTGTATCAATATGGGTAATAACAATGCCAAGGGCTGGCTAAACAAACCGGCTCCTATTCGAACAAACATTGGACGTGAATTCGCGTTCTGGAGAGTACTGGCCTTTTATACTAAAGCCAGGATCAAATGGGTGATAAACGGAAGAGATAGTGAAACATATGTTGTGCCCAAGCTGGAATCTGGCCGGTTTTGTTCATTCAATAAGCCACATGGTCTACCATTACTGTTGTCTTCAACAATAACGGACGTGACATTGAATGATATCAACAGGCTAGATTTCTGGTTACGTTACAGCACTACATATGGTGCCGACGAATGCTTCTTAATGGAGCAACCGTTAACTTCTTTCCATCCAAAAACACTTTCAGAAATTGATTTCAGCAATTTACCTTTAGAAGGTGGTTACTCAAATTGCCGCATTTTCTGTAAAGGTGTTCTTTGGTTTGAGGGTGAATGCAATCGGGTTACAATAGCTCATCATATCGGTCGAACTGAAAATTTTGCCAGAGAGAATCCAGCTAAAATCGAATGTTCGAAGGTAGAAGAATTCACAGGGCTAGAATCAATTCCCCTAGAATTCATTGATAATCCAAATGACTTTTATCCAAACAAAGAAGAAACTTTACTCTTAGTAACGTTTGGAACTCACGGTGACCAGATACCGGTGCATTATTTATATAGGGTGATAAAACAAATGGGGGTTCAAGTGGTTTTATGGCATGCACAAAACGTTAATCAAACACTGTTAGAAGAATTGTCTGATGGAGTCATGACCACTTTGGTCATGCCATTCCTAAGACTTTGGGCAGTTGGAAATTGCGGTTTCAAAAGTGTCATGTTGCCACATACATCAACGATGGGTTCTTGCATTGTTTATGATTTAACGCCTCGTCATCATGTCACCAAAATTAAATATGCTCCTACTCTACAAGGGAAATTTACACAATGGTTCACAGGTTGGCATAATCCTGATATCATCATCGGCAATCTGACTGGGTGCAACACACCTCGGTCTTCAGATGGTATTAAGCGGATCCCGGAAAATATAAAAATAAGAACTGGTGACAAAATAGCTTGGGTTTCCGGGTCAAACGGCGACGAAGTTATCCCTAGTTCAATAAGATTTAATTTTCCAAAAATAACATCCAAGGATCACATAACAGAATTTAAGAAATATGATCATATTTATTGTCATGGTGGACAAGGAACCATGCAAACTATTCTGGCCTGTGGGGCAATACCACATGCATGTGATCCAGGTCTAGATAGATGTTTTATTCGTGATATTGATGAGAAGATCAAGCAAACAAATAATTTCGACGAGTTGAGAGCTCAATTAGTTAGATGTGGCTTTATTAAAAAGAAAAACATTAATGATTTTATGAATAAAATCAAAGTTAAAATAAACGTCATGTTATTCTTTATTCTTGTAGCCAACATTGCGAATTATTACGGTATAAGCTCAAAAATACTGGTCACGATTAGTATTGTTCTCTTGTTCACACTCAATAACTTCACCAAATGGGAAATTATTGAACCTAAATTACCAATGTCTGATGTGTATTCAGGCATGTTATTGTATTACACAATAACAAGTGTTGATCACCTCCCAATAATATTATTCTTAAACTTCATGGATTTATTTCCAAAAGTTCTAATGAAAAAGAAATGGGCAGGAGTGATGCCATGGTTGGAATTATGGTTCAGTGAATTTAAGTCAATGAAGTTGATTTATCCATTCCTGGGTATTTATTGGTTTACTTTGGTTGTGATTATTAAACACCTTGTTCGCCAAGTGATTAAAATTACTATGGACAAGCGTTTTGGGGAATGCAAGCTCGTAATTAATAGGGCTAATTTCTTTCCCTTGTGGCACACCAAAATAACCAATGAACGTACCAATGAAGTTGTCGAAATGGAGCATCAATATTACAACATCAATCTTAAAAGCGCTTTCGTCGGAAAACTCAAAGATTTCAGGGGTTACCACGAGACGGATTTGGTAATACCAATTCCGATTGATTTCGAGAAAGTTAAAACTTTTGTGACTTCACAAGGAGGAGAATATAGACCTTGGTTCAATTGTCAAACTGTTTTACTTAGTTCAGATCCCAGCAATTTCTTCTTATGGATTATAGCTTTAATTCAAGTTGTGGCTTTTCCATTGACATTGTTTGCCTTTGAAGGTTGGGCTATCCTACATCATTTTGGCTTCACCATATGTGATGTTCCTCCTGAGTCATTTTTCCGCATGGGAAAATTAATGGTGGAAGAACCAACCGTCAAATTTGAAGAAGAAGAAGTTCCAGAGGATCCTACAATTGAGATCGAACCTGAAGAGAAAGAGGAACCAGACGAAACGATGGATGTTATCATCAAGGATGTCGCTGAACTGATGGTCCTAGCTACTGAAGGGGATGATGGTATCCCTTTAGAAGAAGCGATTCATATCGGGATTAAAACAATAGAAGCTAAAATTCTCTCCTTGCCTAAACCTGATCATTACAAAGTAACTTTAGACAAATTGCAAGTCCGGTCTAACAAATCTTTGGAATGGATTAAAAACAGGTTAAAAGAACTGCTACTTCCTTATATGCAAAATCCAATAGTTAAAGAAATTTATAATTGGTTTATGGGGATGACTAAGCAATTAAAGAAGGCTGGAAAAGTATTGTTCGATGTTCTGATCATGATTGGAGACTTCATAGCCATGACTTTCAAGATTATCTGGGATTCATTTATGTTAATTGTCGCGCACATTATCGATTGGGCCTTTCCAAAAAGAATGGCAAAAAGACTTAAAGCGGTGTGGGCTCTCGGTGGGATAATTAAAAACCCAAGAATCTCAGCTTTACGTGCTCTTGAAGAGAGCATTGCTTTTTCAAAATATCAATCTCGAGGAGTATTCACTGACGATTATAGTGAATTAATATCTAGGCTTCAAAGTGCAAGGGATGAAAGTAATATTGATTTCCAAGCAATAGGAATACCTGAAGATGATGAAAGAGAGAAATTGGCAAAAGAAAATGATGCCATATTCACTCTAGACCCATCGTCACCAAAGGGGAAAATATTGCTTGTTAAGAACAGGGAGAATTGTCCACGCAAGTTTATTTATATGGGAGCTATCACTTATGCTCCCATCACCAATGATATATTGGTTGAAACTACTTACGAACAAAACCCTGAATTTAAAATGAAATCATCACCACGAGCATTAGCTGTCAAAGAGTTAAAAGAGAGTATCGATTTAAAAGAGAACCAAATTATTTACTTTGCTACATCGAATGAGATGAAACGAAGAGAATTTGAAGAACTGATTGGTATGCCAGTTAAAATGTTCTCCCATAACGATAAAGAACTTAACTCTAAGGATATAACTGAGGTGGCATTAAGCAAAGTCAATAAAATGCGAAAGCATATGCCAAAAGATGAAAATTACTTACTTGTGGTCGATGACACTGGATTCAGATTAAATGATACCGATTCGCCCGGTGGTTTAATTAAAAATGTCATGGAAGCACAAGGGAGAATGAAGTTTTCATCACTTCATAAAGGAGAAAAGGCCCACGCTCAATGTGCATTGGGTGTTTATGATTCTATTAAAGATGAAGTTCAAGTCATCTTCAAGGAAGTTGAAGGAAAGGTTGTTATTGCTGAAGGAGGCAAAACATCAAATTGGGATCCTATATTCCAAGTCAAGATGCGACCAGATCACAGATTCGAAGAGGACCGAAATTATGTCCGACAAGTTGAAAATCCAATACTCGTTCAAAATTATATAGAACGGGATGAGGAAATTTTCAAACTTGCCGGACAAATACCGAAATTTAATATCGGAGGTCCTCAATTTCGAAAAGTTGCATTGGAAAGGCGACCTGTTATGAGTGAACAAGAAGCCAAAGCCATCTTTGGTTCAAAATGGCAGAAACGAGCTAAAATTGATGACGAATTGACAAAACGGGTAGGAGAATACCTTGCAAAAGGCGTTCCTCTAGGTGTTGATCAAGTATATCTAGGTCATCTTGACAGTGATCGATTGTTTAAATCACTAGAAAGATATAACAAAGTACAATTGACCAATATGCAAGATGAACACATACCTGATTTATTGTCAAATGATCAAATTAATTTTGCTCGAGAGATTGCAGAAGCAATGGTTGAAGCTTATCCTGAAGCACACAAGGAAAGTAGAGCAACCCCAGTAGAAGCTGTATTGCGGTATCTCGAGTTTAAATACTCGCCTGGCAGTCCATTCATTTCTCATTACAAATCGAGAGAAGAAATGTTGAACGCAGGTTGGAGTTATGCTTTAATGAAACAGGCATATGATCAAGTTAAAAATGGAAGCTATCCAAAACAATTCTATCATGCGTTCACTAAATCACAAGTCGTATCTTTTGATAAATTGATGGCGGGTAAAAATATTCGAACAGTCGTTAGTCAAGACCTAGCTTCTTATTTTGTAGATCAATTGGTACAGTTTGAAAGAAATAAAAGAATAACCTGGAAAACAACAAATGTTGGTTCAGGTATGCCATTGAACCAGAATATGGCCAAAATTTTCGAACAAATAAGACCATTTAAAAACAAAATGGAAGCCGACGCGACTGAATTGGATGCAAATTTTAAAGCATTTGCATTTGAAATTTTAGCCCAAGCATCAAGTTTGACAATGAATAAAGGCATGGCAAGTGTCATGAGATCCAAATATGATGCGATGCAAGATGCTTATATCTTGGCAATCACAGCAGCTCCGGGAATTGATCACAAAAGGAGGGCCAACGGAATGCCTGGACCCCCTTTCGGAAATGTGACAATTAAAACACAAGGTGGAGGCACTGGTCAGAGCGCCACCTCATGGGATAACACATGGGCAATCAAAGGTTTGATGTGCGCAGCGTATGTCAGTTATCATGAAGGAAAACGATCACCAAAAGATTTCTTTGACGAATCAAAGAATGTGTTCGCAAATACATCTGATGATAATATATGGGGAACAAATGATGATATAGACATTGAAAAGTTTGCAGATCATGCAGCTAAATTTAATGTGTTCCTCACAATTGAAAAGGCAGATGATTTGAGTAAGTTGCAATACCTCGGGAAATATTATAGACCAATAACTGAAATGGACAAAGTTGCAATTCAAAAGGCTGAGAAAAGATTTGGTAAAGAAATTGAAATCCCCACCGACGTCATAGTCCAAGACGTTAGTAAAATCTTACTCAGGAGAACGGCTGCTCGTTATTACCAACAATCGAGTTATCAAGCCAAATATTTGAAAAGCAATATAGACAGGACAAACGGGCATGCTGGTTTAACAGCTTATTTACCTGATCTATATTTAAGATTTCAGAACGAATATTATCGAGATGCAGCAAGACTTATTCTTGGAAAACCTAATAGTGATGGCATTTTACAAATTCCGAATTCAGAAGATGAATGGGAATATGTTAAGAAATTTCTTTATATCAAGGAAGAGGAGGAAGGGTTTGGTAAAGTGATAATTCGTTACAATCACAGAAATCCCGGCCCCATCTCTCAGGAAAAACAATTGATATTAAGATGGTTACAATGTCATCCTTTCCCTGAATACGAAAGAGTGGTCTACAACCATATGAAACCCGACAGACGGGATCCTAATTACCATAAACAATTGCTGAAGAAATTAACCAAAGGACTTTATCATCCGGATGAAGGACTCAAAATGTTGATGGAAAAAGCACGAGATTACTTTTATGCAATACCGCGTAAGTTTTATCGGATGCAACCTGCATTAGACATGATCTTCCCTGAACCAATTTTCCAGACCAATAATTATTATCATGAAAGAATGATCGATTTGGCTCACAAACCTCAATCGGTTGGTGACCTAGATCGATTAATTCAGGCCGGGCCTTACGGGTCCTGCTGTGATGCACAAAGTTATTGGTTAATGAAGGATGATTCTCAATTTGAGCTAGAAACCCTTTCTCATCCATTGTATGTCTACAAGAATAGACAAACGACCGCAACAATATTCTATGGGCTCTTATGGTTTATTGAAAGAGCAATTGGTCGTATAGCTTGGGTTGGTCTAGCTTATAATTTAATCATGTTCATGTTATTGGACATGACAAGATCATATGCAATCGCAAACAACATTTTTTGGCATACTCATTTGGTTTCTAGTCCTATAATTTCCGGAATGGTTCCAAGAGATCCATACATACATTCCAAACGATTCGTCATCTGGATAGTGGATATGCTACCCCATGAAATTTTTTATTTCACAAGATTTGACATCGTATTGGACGGTATCTCTATAACCACGGAATTCTTCGCAAAAGCATGGCAAACAGGACAATCAATCAAACCTACATTAGCACATGGTAAAATCCCAAATCCGTGGGACAATTATGCAGCTGATTATTACTGGAAAACAGTCAACCGAGGAAGGTTAATGATCAAAGCTCCGACAGGTGTCGGTAAATCAACGTGGCTTATTGCTTCATTGTACCGGCACTTACGTGATCATACTGGAGGTAGACTGTGGATAGTCGTACCGCGAAAGGTTCTAAGAGATGATTGGTCTCTGCCTTTCGATATTAAACATCAGGTCCTTAAAGCTGGAGTAGAGATGGATAGTTCAATTAAGATTGTTACATGCACGTACGGACATTTCTTAACAAGAATTGATAATGGTCAATTTGACCAACAGAATGACTTCGCTGGATTTGACGAATTCCATGAGTTATCAGGAGAAATGATCCTGGCAAATGGAAAGCTCAAGAATTCTCCTGTCCTTTTATTAAGCGCCACCCCAACTCCTGTGAAGGGATTGGAAAATTGCAAAATAGAAGAACCCTTAATCTCGAAGAAAAATTCAGTGACTGTTTATCAATTTGATGCGAACGTCGTAACAATGTTTAAAGAAGCTATGGCAAGAGAACCAGATTCAGTCTGTAGATCATTAGTGATTGTACCAACCTACAAAATGGTCGATGCAACGATAGCAGGAATAAGGGATTTAAAACCCGGTTTTCCTGTAGTCGAATTTTCACGGAGAACAGCAGAATCTGAACGATCATATCGTCAAAAGATATGGGCAACTGGAAGGTGGTGCACCGTCGCCACTCAAATGGTTGATGCTGGATATGACATCAAACCCCCTCCCCGAATGGTTATTGATTCAGGGCTCCAATTGCAAGTTCATCAAGGTCAGACAAGACCATTAGCACCATCAACAGCGACAAATTTTGAACAAAGATCAGGCAGGACAGGAAGAAATTCAGATGATCGAAACGGAATTGTTTATGCAAATATCAAAGCAGGGACCGGAGAAGAATTCGAAGCATATCCATCAGGTTCATTGTTCATTGAATCTATAATAGCAGAATTTTTTAATGTTCCACAGCTGATGAGAATAGACAGACCGGATTCACCTGATTTTCCAATCTATAAAATAGACAAGTATGAAAACGGAGAAGATATTCCCTTTTACATAAAAGGTAGTCTCCATTTCATTTTCTTGGCAGCAATGTCAGGAGTAAAACAATATGAGCTTGTCAAATTTTATGAAAGACATGCCATCCAGGGCATTCCATTAAATGAAGATTATGAATGGATGACCAAAATCCTTAAAGGGATAAAGATGGTTAAATATGAGGTTTATGATGTATGTGCAGCACATCTCATTAGAAAACCGTACACTGTTGGTGTGAAAAGAAATGGCGAGACCAAATTAGAGCATTGGGCACTCAAAAGGCCCATAGCTAAAGATTGGAGAGAGGAAGGAATCTCTGCGAATATCTTATTGGTGCCTAGTAAAATTTCAAATCAAGCAGAAGCGTACCTCAATTTAATGTCACAGGCTGAAAAGAAAGAAGCGAAACTTAATAAAGAAAATTTCGTCTCAATCTTAAAGCGCAAAAGATTGGAAGAATCAAGGGATGATAAACCAAAATATCGTCGAGAAACTCTGACTGCCTTAATAGGCAATTCAAAAGATGTTGAAATATACTCTAACAAATTGGTGTATTCAAAGTATGACAAAAGTACAAATGTTGGCACAGTCATAACAGAACAACATGGAACCAAATGTGATATTTGTCTAAGAGAAGGTGATCATAACCATCCACAAGGTTCAAGTCCTATAAACAAGGACTGCGAATGGAAATTCCTTGATATCAACAAAAATCAAAACACACTACAATTAATATGATTGGAGTCGGTACGCCATAAAGACACCGCCAAATTGATGGTCCGAAATTGAACGTAAGTCTAGTCCATTGAGTTGTTCAATCCATCAATGAAATTTATAAAATAAATTTCAAAACCAAAATTTATACGCCTTGACTATTAAATCACGTGTTAGTACTCACTCTTCATGTGTTACCAGATACACGGTGCTCCGGCTTCGTTGAGGAACTATATGAATGAAAGTCACACAACAAGGGCAGAACCCTGACGTAAAATGAAGGACATAGTGTCACTCGGCCAAGCTGCTGGGAACTTCGATTTAGAAAATGCGGGCTCCAAATGATTAGGGATGTGAGGGGTAGTCAAATCTACGATCGGCCAAGTTGCTGATACCCGATGAACGTATTTAGACTGTTTATGATATTACAAGAAATGCTATGAAGCGCATTGAGTAATATTATAACACAAGTGAAGATATACCTATGATGGAATAAATTTAAAATAAGAAATTTGGAAAAGAAAATGACTGATCAGTTAAAGATCAATACCTGAAATACTTTATCAAATCCACAGTGAAAAGAAGAGATTAGATATTCCTGTATAGCGTAACAACAACATACAGAAGGGGTAAGACCTATCTACGACGAAAACACACTGGACAGAACTCGACTTATTGGAATAGTACAACTTGGAAATCCATTAAAGAGCAACAATTTGCACCAGGTTAAGTAAATGTGTACGTTCAACGGACAACGATCAGTTGGTTCCTCAAATACAGAGATGGCCAAGATACAAGTGTAATATCAAGGCAAAACCTTAGGAATAAAACCACGCAAGGACAAAAGCGAAAATTGAAGTTCCGCTCAACAGAGCTAGTTTACGGGATATAATTCAGAAAATTTCATAATAATTCAATGATTGAAAGAACAGGGTAAACAAAATCTAAGGGGTCGACGTCCCTTTCACCGCCACACAACACGTGGATAAGGTGCCTCAGCAGAAACTCAAGACTATAACACGGGGAGTTAATCGACCCCGGATGGAATTAACCATCTTTCACAAACAACTACGGTTGGCCGTGATTTTGTCATAGATATCTTGGTCAGGGTGATGCCTGATAGAGTATGCACAGATGTTCAATCAAAATTAAATGAAAGTAAATATGAGTATGAAAATATCCTAAAGACAAAGGACTGCTAACTTTGGATGAATCCTAGAAGCAGATTATCACCTCTTAGATACATTGACAGTCATGCGAATTCAACAAAGGAAGAAAAACCTTTGTATAAAAGAAAATTTGACATCATTCATGAGTTCTGAAAGAAAGATTTGAAATAAGGAGCAACAAGTGATGGGATCGATTAAGATTAACACTGGAAGTTCAAAACGGGGTTGTTAAATCATCAAACCGGTTGGACCACAAAGAAAATCAAGATCGAAGATTCGTAGTGTAAGCATACGCCTTAATTATTTAAGAAACGGGTGCTGAACTTTAGGTCACACTAAAGCCACTAAGTTGTAGCTGAACCTTCAAAGACTGATAAGAAAATTCTGAGCCGCTGTCGCGGTTAAGACAATGCAACGGTATCGAGTATTCCAGCTAATCCGTTAGGACAGTTCGAAGCGCCTCTGTGGAAGTAATGAACCCACAAGCGTTGCGCGATGTCAGCAAAACGGAGAGTAGAGACATTCTACCGGGGAGTAAACCTATATAAAATCCGGTGGCTCAGCATCTAAGCTCTAGTAGCATCTGAGGGAATTTAATCATCCTAGAGAGACAACTCGAAACAAACACTAGAACGGGACTGGTTCAAACCCGCAAACGTAGAAAGAAAACTACGATGGAATAAACTTGCTGCAATGTAATGCTTTACATTGCAGATAATGAGCTACAAAATAATAATCTGAAGAAAACAGACTATTAGCCGCAAGCATGCGGTTGCACTACAAAATCGGCAACTATGAAATTTAACATAGTTGTGACACGTCCGGGATAACCGGAACGCTGAAGAGAGACAGGGTCTTAGACCTTGTTTCGAAAATGGTAATCATCAACCTCTAAAGGTTGTAAGCTGTAACATCAGCATTGATCATATGTTGGATATTCCAACGAAATTACTATCGGAATATTGGTATTTATTCTGATGTGGCGCAATGCCACTAATATTATACCACTGGGGCTTATCCTAAACGATTATGGACCATAGTCCGATCGTCATGGATAAGCATTTGGGAATCATTATATCCTAGGATATATGACAAAATGGTTTAACCATTTATCCCAAAGTTCTAAAGTAATATGTTTAACAGAAATAATAAATAAGGTAATAAACGAACCAGTCATCAATCAACGAAATTATCATCGTCTTGAACATCTCATCATGAAAAACTGATGCCTTTTGTACGGATTTCCGAACAAATGTTGGTTTCATGCCCAACAGCAAAAGTGACAAGCAGGAGAGATGTTTAAGAAATTTTGATTATTTCACAAATTGATGATTGGAAGTAGTTTATAGAATAAATAAAACTTTTGACTCATATTATACTACCGTCTGAAGGGACGGGATAAAATACTAAAGGTATCGTGGGACCAACGGAATGGGCCTAAGATAATGGGGAGTTCGGCTTAGAAACCGAACATTAATGAAAAACCCATACGTATACCAAAGGTTGCTATAAACCTGAGCTCTTTACATCCTTCAATCCAATAACCGATGATTCCAACAACAACGGATAATGGTGAGGACCGGACAGGAAAACTCAAATATATACATAAAC